GCATACGAATTATGTCCTGATTATATTAGAGCCGGTGTTACTAACTACAACAAAGGTTCTATTGAATTTGAAAACGGTTCACGTATTGTTAGTGCCACTACAACAGGCAACACAGGACGTGGTATGAGTATATCATTACTATACTGTGACGAGTTTGCATTTGTACAACCTAATATTGCTACAGAATTTTGGACATCAATATCACCTACACTAGCAACAGGTGGTCGTGCTATTATTACTAGTACACCAAACTCAGATGAAGATACCTTTGCTAATATTTGGAAAGAAGCTGAAAAGAAATATGATGATAACGGTGCTGAACAAGAAGTAGGTGCTAACGGATTTCACAGCTTTAGAAGCTATTGGCAAGAACATCCAGACAGAGACGACGAATGGAAAGATGAAGAATTAGGACGTATTGGTGAAGAAAGATTTAGGCGCGAATATGATTGTGAATTCTTAGTTTTTGACGAAACACTTATTAGCAGTCTAAAACTTGTTACCATGGAAGGTGAAAAACCAATTATGAACATGGGACAAACACGTTGGTATAAAAAGTTATCAAAGCAGTGTTCTTATGTTGTTGCACTAGATCCTAGTATGGGTACAGGCGGTGATTATTCAGCAATACAGGTATTTGAATTACCTAGTTACACACAAGTTGCAGAGTGGAGACACAACACAAGTCCTATTACCAATCAGATACGTGTGTTAAAAGACATACTAGATCACATAGTAAGTGAAACAAATAATCCACAAGGAATATATTGGTCAGTCGAGAATAACGGATTAGGAGAAGCAGCTCTTATTGTTATAAACGACTTTGGCGAAGAAAATTTGCCAGGTTTGTTTGTAAGCGAGCCAATGCGTAAAGGACATGTTAGGAAATTCCGAAAGGGCTTTAATACTACACACAGTACAAAAATTAGTGCATGTAGTAGAATGAAGACAATGATAGAAAATGATAAAATGAAAATTTCCTCGGGTGCATTGATTAGCGAATTAAAAGGATTTATTGCAACAGGATCAAGCTATCAAGCAAAAACCGGAGAAACAGATGATTTAATTAGTGCATTACTACTTGTTATTAGAATAATGAGTGTGCTTAAAGATTGGGATCCTAGAGTGTATAATACATTCAAAAGTATGGAAAATGAAATAGATTACGAACCGCCCATGCCCATCTTCATATCGACCAATTATTGATAAATATTAGTATGAAAAACCTAGATCTAATCAGTGAAGAATTATTTAATAAAATACGCGGACGCTTTCCTAGCGTTACAATCGGCAATAATGAGGGTAACGTAACAAACGTCCCTAATGAAGCAAGATTCTTTGATTTTGATTTTAAAGAAGGCGATAAGAATTTAGGTAAGGTAAGTGTAAGTGTCGACGATAAAAGTTTAAGTGTTATGTACAGTAACAATTTTATCGAAGGACAAGATAAAATGACTAAAGAAAAATGGTACGGGTTTTTAAAAGAATTGAGATATTTTGCTAAAAAAAGATTGTTAAACTTTGATACCAGAGACATTACAAAGTCTAATCTTAACAGGCGAGATTATAAGTTTTTAGCAAACAAATCCGGAGAAGAAACAATGAGCGAGTCAAAAATGTATGGAACAAGTAAAACTAGCTACCAAGATGTAGGCACAGCTAGGTTAGCATTAAAACATAGCAAACCAGTTAATCACGAATATGCAGCTGGAAGAACACAAAATGTAGAAGCAATATACATTGAAAGTGATCAAGGCGAAAGATTTAAATATCCGTTCAGACATTTAAATGGTGCAAGAGCAATGGCAAGACACGTTAGTGAAGGCGGAAATGCATATGACGAATTTGGTAAGCACATTGTAGGACTATCAGAAGAACTTGCAAAGTTAAGAAAATTTAAAAATTACATGAGTCGCTCAAGTGTAATGGCCGAAGGCTTAACTGATTATATGGATGTTGTTTATGAAAGAATTGATACAGTAAAAAAGACTGTAGAGCAATTACAAAAAGAATCTTATTACAAAGAAGCATTTAGTAACTACGCAACACCTGTAATGGAAGATGTGCCGGAAGACATTGCAAGTAATTGGATTGATCAATTAACTATTAAACAGTTTAACGAAGAATTAAAAGATGTATTTCCATACATTTATAAATTAGTAAATGAAAAAACTAAAGCACAAGAGTTAGGACCTGAAGACTTATTAGGTGAAACTGATATTGTAGAAAAATATATGCAAGGCTATAGTAAGTATCATTGTGAAGACTGTGGTTGTCAAATGCACAACTGTAAACCAGATTGTGATTGTTCTCATGACTCACATGATGAAAAGGGTAGTTGGTGGAAAGATGATAATGGAAATGGTGTACCAGACATAATGGAAGACTTGGACACAATGACCGAATACGAACAATGGGCAAATGAAATTGTAGAGACAGGATTAGATACAGAGCCCGAAGAAGAAAAAATCCCTGTTACTGAATTTGTATTATCATTGTTTGATAGAGAAACTGGTCAGTTTCCAAAAGGTGAAACAGCAGTACTAACAGCAATAGAAAAAGATTACGGTGAGCAATATATTGATCCAGCAAAGTCGTTTATCGAAGCAATCAATGAAAAATATGCACAGTTTACAGAAGCTGGAGCAGATGCTACAGGACAGGCCAATACAGAATACGGACAAGCACCTGTTGATGCACAAGGTAATCCAGATGGACTTGCAATAAAGAAAAATATGATTAGGGTTTTTGGTGTAATTAAAGATGACCCAAAGAAACTTATGAAATATCTACAAAATCCAAAAGTATTAAAATTCTTACGTAGCTTACCTAAAGATGACGATTTTGCTCTAGCAGTAGGCCAAAGGATGAATGATATTAGAGGTGTTGCCAAATACGAGCCAACAAAAGAAGACGGCACTGTAATGGAACCTACCGTATCACAAGAAGAAAACGACATCAAAAGACTAGCAGGATTATAGGAGAGAGCAAATGGCAGTAATACCATCAGCAGAAAGACGTTCGTATGCTACGGGCGGAGATAACACAACAGTAGGCACTATGTATTCACCAAATGCATTTTGCTATAAACTAACTGTAGAAAACGCATCTAATGCAGCAATTGACTTAAGAGCAGAAGATGATGCATACAACGAAGTAGTTGGACAAATTGTAAGGGAAATTAGTCCACTTGCATATTTTGTAGTAAATGATGCCAGCGGCGTTGTACATCTAGTAATGGATAAAAACATAAATGATGCAGCTCAATTACAACAACGTATTAGAGAAATTGGTAAAGATACCGGTGCAACAACGACATCAATCGGACCAAACGACATTGATATCAGCGGTTCGGACGTGGTCGCAGCTTCAAGCATTACTGTAGCATAATAAAAAAATAAAATAATTTCAAGAATTTGTCAGATTTCACTTGACTTCTGGTAAATAATAGCGTACAATACATAGTGTGCTGTACGAATAAAGGCACAAGAGTAGCAAATAATTTGTTGCTCTGCACATAGGCATAACATATAGGAGGCATTAACTATGGCATCATTAGCAGAAATCCGAGCAAAGCTCAAGGAACAAGAATCACGCACAAGCGGTAATTCATCAGGCGGCGGCGACAACGCAATTTACCCATTTTGGAATATTAAAGAAGGCGAGAGTGCAACTCTACGTTTCCTTCCAGATGGCGATGAGTCAAACACTTTCTTTTGGAAAGAACGTTTGATGATTAAATTGCCTTTCGCAGGCGTAAAAGGTGAAACTGATTCACGTCCTGTACAAGTACAAATTCCGTGTATGGAAATGTACGGCGAGACATGTGACATCTTAAACGAGGTACGTGGCTGGTTTAAAGACCCAAGTCTAGAAGATATGGGTCGTAAATATTGGAAAAAACGTTCATATATTTTCCAAGGTTTTGTAACGGATAACCCACTCTCAGACGATACTACTCCTGAGAATCCAATTAGACGTTTTATTATTGGTCCACAAATTTTCCAAATTATTAAAGCGGCTCTTATGGATCCAGACATGGAAGAATTACCAACAGATTATACTGCTGGTGTAGACTTCCGTCTTAATAAAACATCCAAAGGTGGATATGCAGACTATTCAACATCAAACTGGGCACGTAGAGATCGTCCACTAGGTGATGCTGAAATGAAAGGCATTGAAGTTAATGGCTTGTGGAACTTAAACGACTTTCTTCCTAAGAAACCAGGTGAAGTCGAAGTTAAGGTTATGAAAGAAATGTTTGAAGCATCAGTAGATGGTGAAGCATATGATGCGGATAGATTTGGTCAATATTTCCGTCCAGCAGGTATGTCAGCAAGAACTGGTGACCCGAATCAATCATCAGTTAACGGAACAGCAACTTCAAGAACTGCTGATCCAGCACCAACTCCAGCACCAGAGGCACCTGCTCCAGTAGCAGAGACTGCACCTGAGCCAACTCCAGCACCAACTGCTGAAGCGGCACCTGCAGAAGGTAATGCACAAGACATTCTTGCAATGATTCGTTCAAGACAATCTAGCTAAAGAATAAAATAAGTGCTCCTAGTGCTTAAATCAGAACCGAGATTCATTGCCATTGGCTGTCAACGTTCTAAACGGTACTAGGAGTATAGCTTTAACAAGGAGAAACTATGGCTAAATCATTTGATGTTAGTAAGTTCCGTAAGGACTTAACTAAAAGTATAACAGGTATGAGTAGTGGCTTTAATGATCCAACAGATTGGA